ACCGCGCCCAGGCCCGCCCACCCGGCCACCGCGGCCGTCAGGGCACGGAAGGCGCACCTGCGCGAACGTGCCGCAGCAGACCGCGCGGAGGCCCGCAAGCTCGGAACCCAGCTGCACGTCCTGCAGAAGCAGGAGGCCCACGCGCGCGAAGTCGCGGCCAAGGCCGCCGCGGCGGCGAAAGCCGCCCACCACGCGGCCGTTAAGAAGCCGGTCACGGCGAAGCAGGCCGCGGCCCGCAAGGCCGCTGCCGCGCACCGCAAGGCCAGCGGCCACCACGCCACCCTCAAGCAGCGGATCAGCGGACTGCAGCATCAGATCAGCACGCTGAACGCGCAGGCGAGGCAGCTCGACGCGCAGGCGAAAGCGCTCTGATGGCCGAGACCAGCCCCGGCGACGTGCGGGCCACCGAGCGGCTGCACGCCTACTGGGTCCGCGGCGAAGGCGCCGGCAAGATCGGCTGGGGGCAGCCCGGTGATTTTGACCGGTGCGTGGTGGAGCTCGGCAAGTACATCAAGGACCCGCAGGGCTACTGCAACCTCGCACACCACGCGGCGACCGGCATGTGGCCCGCGCAGCACGCGGCAATGGAACACAAAGCAGGGAGGGCCGACCCCGATGGCCACGCGCTTTATGTGCTCCGCTCGCGGGAAGTATGCAGAGCTGCCGGGCTGACCTGGTGAAATGGGCGCCGTTCCAGGTAGTCGCTGAACCGGGTGGCCAATGCTGGCCGCGCTTCGATGTGGCCGAGCATCCGGTTGCAGACCCGGCAGAGCATCCCTCGGATGCATTTTTTGCAGGCGCGGCCGGGCGGATGGCAAGTGTGGTCATGATCGATGTTGAGCCGGACGGTATCAAGTTCGCCGCATAGCTTGCACTGACTGTTCTGGCTGGCGAGAAGCCAGTCCCATTCCTCGCGAGTGATTCCGTAGAGGCTCTTGACGGTGCGCCAGTACCCGCAGTCCATGCAGTTCGACGCTTTACCCCGCGAGCGCCGGGGGTCGGCGGTGAACTGAGTCCACGGCTTCCACTGGCCACATGTGTGGCAGATGCGGCCATCGTCGGACTCCTGTGACGCGGCTCGCCGTGTAGCGATGATCACCTCACGGCCGGCGAGGTTGCGTTCGGCCATCGGGATGCAGACGAGGCAACTCGTCTTGCCCTGGAGCAAGTTGCTCAGCCATTTGACCCCGACGGTGCCGCATCCCGTGCACCTGCACTCAAAACGCCGGTTGTACCCGGACCGTTCGATCTCGCGGATCACGGCCAGGCTAGCGAAGGTCATACCCGATGGTATGGCCCTTGGCGGCTGTCCTCGACCTTTTGGCATGGACTTATATTAACACGGCCAAGGAGGCCCGTATGACGACTGACACCAAGGCCAAGCCTTACGGCGACGTCGAATATGCGGATCCCAAGAACGGCAAATATCCCGTAAACAGCGCGGATCGAGCCCGAAGTGCCTGGTCGTACATAAACATGCCGAAGAACGCGGCCCAGTACCCGATGAACGGCGTCACCCTGTCCGAGGTGAAAGACCGGATCGCCGCGGCGTGCAAGAAGTTCGGCATCGACGTCAGCGACGACAGCGGCAGTGACAGCGGCAAGAGTGCGTCCCGGTCGGAGCTGATGCGCGACTACCCGATCGAGGACCTGCACATCGTCCGGTCCGGGGACGGCGGCGACGGGCGCACCATGGAAGGATTCTCGGCCGTCTTCAACACCGAGACCGAGATCCGGGATCCTGAAGGCCACTACCTGGAAGTCATCGAGCCGACGGCTTTCAACAAGCGGATCAATGACCTGAAGCGATCCCGCCAGGGCTTCGGCCAAGTCAAGGTCATGTTCAACCACGGGCGCGACCTGGAGGGCAACCTTTCAGAGCGGTTCCTGATGCCCGTGGCGGTTCCTATCTCGATCGAGGCCACGCCGCGGGGACTGCTCACGCGGAGCCGGTTCGTTGAGACTGCCCTCGGTGAGGAAGTCCTGGAGCTGGTCAAGTCCGGCGCCGTAACCGCTCATTCCTTCGTGGGGCGCATCATCCGCTCCGCGCCTCAGCTTGGCCGCCACGGCCGGCACCGCCCCAGTTCATCGGGGCAGCTGACCACCGTGCGCCGCATGGAGCTGGGGCTGCGCGAGTTCGGGCCGGTGCTGTTCCCGGCCTACGAGGACGCCGTCTGCGGTGTCCGCATGTCCACTCCAGGAGAGTTCCTGGAGCCGGATGGCGAGTTTGACCCCGGCACTTCCCCCGATGGCGAAGCCGCCGCCGGTGAGCCGCTCACGCCTGATGGCGCCGAGCACTCGGCCCGGTATCACCAGCACGCCCTCTACCTGCTCCGCGCACAGGAGCAGCGGGAAAAGGCCGGGCTGGTCTGGTAACCAGACCGAAAGCGAGGCGGTCCGATGACCGCGCTGGACGACAAGCTCTCTGAGCAGGCCCGCATCACTGCGGAACTCAAGCGCATGGAGACCGACGAAGAGACCACCGAGGAGAGTGACGGCGACCTCCGCGACACCCTCATCGGCCGGTGGAAAAAGCTCGACGAGGAATGCAAGCCGATCATCGCGCGGATGCAGGAGATCCAGGCGATCACCCGCGCGGCGGAGGACCCGGCGAACCTGGAACGCCCCGACGGTGCCGACGGCACGTCCGCGTCCCGGTTCGGCAGCCCGGACCTCGTGATCAGGACCAGCCGCGACCCCTACGACAACAACGAGGCCGTACGGTCTCACGTCATCACCCGGGGCGAGCTGCGGGATCGTGCTCTCGACGCGGTCGAGCTGGAGGCCAGGCGGTCCGGCCTGGCTCACGACTACGCCGAGGAAGTCACCCGCAAGATCCAAGACGGCGGCACCTACGCGAAGAACAACATCGCCCGGCACTGCCTGCTGACCGGCAGCGAGGAGTACCAGGAGGCGTTCCGCGCCTACCTGGAGGACCCGCAGGGCATGGTGGCCCGTGCCGCGCTGTCGCTCACCCTGGCGAATGGCGGGTACCTCCTTCCGTTCATACTGGACCCAACGATCATACTAACGAACTCGGCCAGCGCGAATCCGTGGCGGCGGATCTCCCGTGTCGTGACCACGACCAGCAGCACCTGGAACGGCGTGAACTCGGCCGGTGTCACGGCGCAGATGGTCGGTGAGGCGTCAGTCTTCGCGGACGCGACCCCGACGGTCGGCAACATCGTGATCACGCCGCAGAAGGCGGACGCCTACATCTTCGGCAGCTACGAGGTGCTGGAGGACACCGATTTCGGCCAGCAGCTCCCGGGCCTCCTCGCGGACGCCAAGGACCGGCTGGAGGAGTCCCAGTTCGCCACCGCCAACGGCACCCCGCCGAACACGCAGGGCGTCGTCTCCGCGGCCACCACTGTGGTCACCACGGCGACGACGCTGGTCATCGCGGTCGGCGACGTGTACGCGGTGCAGGGCGCTCTCCCGGCCCGGTTCCGCAACGCGCAGAAGGCCGCGTGGGTCGCGAACGTGGCGATCATCAACGCGTTCCGGCAGCTCGACACCGCCGGCGGTGCGTCGTTCTGGACGAACCTGGGCAAGGGCCAGCCGGAGACGCTGCTGGGCGCGCCGATCTACGAGTCGACGACCATGTCGGCGACGAAGGGCGTCGGGTCGCTGGAGGCGATCTTCGGGGACTTCGGCCAGTACGTGATCTGTGACCGCGTGGGCGTCAGCATGATCTATGAGCCCTTGGTCAAGGACACGACCACGGGCCGTCCGACCGGGCAAGCTGCGTGGGCGATGTTCTGGCGCTTCGGTGCCCAGGTCAGCACGGCGAACGCCTTCAGGGTAATGAAGGGTGCCTGAACTGGCCTTATGTCGTTTCGTCGATTGCGGGGGCCGGTTATCAGCGGGACCGGCCCCGCAATCACGGAGAATCACCGCTAGTATGAATATATGGATGAAAAAAGATGTACGCGCTGTGGTAAGACGAAGCCGCTGACCGAGTTCCACAGATCCATATCTGGAGCCGGCGGACTGCGGGCTGAATGCAAGGTATGCAACCGTGCCTACCTGCGATCGAAGTATGTCCCCCGGGTGCATGAGCCTGAGCAGATGCTGTGCCCGCAGTGCGGGAAACAGTTCACCCGGGTGCGCACGCAGGGACAGCCGAAGGTCTACTGCTCGCGTAAGTGCACGATGGCCGCGGCTGACGAACGTAAGCGGCAGAGGAACGCGGGCATCGATCGGCGCAGGTGTGCCTGCGGCAGCATGGACGTAGCTGCTGTCGGCAAGCCCGTCTGCCCTGAGTGCCGGAAAGATCCCCGTCCGGGCGCGCAGGCTCGCGAGCGTGCCAGGACCCTGCGGTCATACGGGCTGACCGAGGCTGGCTGGGATGCGCTCATCAAGCGCCAGGGCAACCGCTGCGCGGTGTGCCGGACGGATAAGCCCGGCGGCCGCGGCGAACGCTGGCACATCGATCACGATCATGTGACCGGCCAGGTCCGCGGGCTGCTGTGCGGCAGGTGCAACAGCGCGATCGGGCTGCTCGGCGACGATCCGGAGATCATCAGGGCCGCGGCCCGGTACGTGGCGAAGCACAGGCAGACGGAACTCTTCCAGCGGAAAGCAGGCTGACCGTGGCCAACAAGTACGCGATATCGCCGGCTGTGGTCCAGCTGGCGTCTGGTGCGAGCGTGTTCGTGGACGCGGGCTCGCTGTGGCCGTCCGCGGGTGCGGTGGTGACGGCGGCGCCGGCGCTGTTCGCGACGGCGATGACGCTGGCGGCGACGACGGTGGCGTCGCTGAACCCGAATCCGGTGGCGCGGAGTATCACGATTACCGGCGGGACGGTGACGGTGATCGCGGTCAATGGCGTGGTCACGGGCCTGACCACGGGGACGTTCACGGTGCCGCCGGGCGGGTCGATCACGGTGACGTACAGTGCGGCGCCTACGTTCACTGATGCAGATATCCCGCCTGCGGCCGGGTGGCCGTTCGTCAACAGCGTGCTGGCCGGCTATCTGGCCGTGTACCCGAATGGCCCGCAAGTCTCATAGGAGGATGGCGCATGGACTGGTACCGGGCGCAGGACACGTTCACCGCTGACCTGAGCGATCACACGACGGTCCGGGTGGTGAAGGGTGACCCGTATCCCGGCAATCATGAGCTAGTGCAGCGGGACGCGGACGCCGCGGAGTCGGCGGCAAAGGCGGGTACTGACCGGCTGCCGCTGTTCAGGAAGCTGGACACTGGCGAGGAAGAGGCCCCGAAGCCGCGGGCCCGCAAGAAGGCGACGGCGTAATGGCAGGCGCTCCGGGTTCCAGGGTCTGGGAGACTCTCACCCCGGTGACGGTGGCCGCGTCGCCGCTGGTGACTGGGTGGATCGACACGACCGGGTATACGAGCGTGCTGCTGTCGTATGTGTTCACCAACTCGACCGGCTCGACGACGATGACGATCGAGGGCAGTTTCGACGGCAGCACGCTGGACACCGACATGACCTATGCCGCGCTCGCGGCATCCCCGCAGCTGGGATCAGGCCTTGCGGTAACGGTCCTGACCCCGTTCATCCGGTTCCGCATCGTGCAGGCGACGGCGGACGCGACCCGCACCAAAGTGTGCGCACAGGCAAGGGCGTGATCACGGAATGCCATTCCGGGCTTTTCACCTGACCGGCATCTACAACGGAACACCTCAGCAGGTGCTCGTCGCCGGGGATGGTGACGTGGAGGTGCAGATCCGCAGTACGGAGTACGGCGGAACTGAGAGCACCACGGGTTACGACTTCGCGATCGGCGACGCCGACATCGGGACGACGGGCGGACTGCACTGCTACAACGGCGAGTTCCGGTCGAAGGTGCTGCCGGGCGATGAGATCTGGGTGGCGAATACCGACCCGAATCAGGACCCCCTCCCGGTGCTCACCGTCCTAGTCCGTAGCCGGTAAGCGATGATCACTCCGGCAGACAGCGCACCAGAGGCCCCCGGCCAGATGCCCGCGTCGTCGTGGGACATCCAGGCGCCCTACGACCCGGGCACGCCCGGTCACGTCAATGTGCACGGCGACGCGGACCCGGGCGGCAGCGACAAGACGGCCGGGACGGTGGACGGCGCGGTCGCCGCGGCGGACGCCCGGCAGGCTGAGCTGGCTTCCGACACCTACGGCCAGGGCAGCACGATCGGGGACCTGGTGACGATGCCGCCGGATGGACTGGACCCGTCCGCCGGCTCGCCCGGCACGACGGACCCGGCTGGCGGCTTCTATGACCCGCCGAGAGACTACGGAGGCTGACATGATCACTCCAGCGGATTCGCCGTCGAGCCCGGAGAACTACGCGGGCGTACCGGTGCAGCCGGCGGATATCCAGGCACCGCAGGAAGACCTGTCCGCGGTGACCGCAGCCGCGGTGTCGCTCACCAGCCCTGGCGGCCCGCGCCAGTCGCAGGCGGGAACCCTGCTGTCGGGGGCCGACGGGCCGAGCGTGACCGCCGGCTACTCAGGTGGCGGCGGCGAAGACTGGCCGGGCGACCCGCGGCCTGCTGGTGCCTGACGCCGTCATCGGCTACATCCACGGGGGGACTGTACGGGCGGAGTTCTGTGCCTCGCTGCTGGCGGTGTGCATGGAAGGCGAGACGCGGATCCGGACCGTGGTCGCGCTGGAGAGCGGGCCGAACATCTCGACGGGCCGGAACCTGATCGTCCGCGAGTTCCTGGACGGCAACCTGGCGCCGTGGCTGTTCATGGTGGACACGGATATGTCGTTCGGCGCGGACACCGCGGACCGGCTGATCGCCGCGGCGGACCCGGCGGCCCGGCCGGTGGTGGGTGCCCTGTGCTGGTCGCTGAGCCAGGGGCAGAAGTGCCCGACGATGTATGAGCTGGTCGAGGGCGCGCCGGGTGGCCTGGCGTTCCGGCGTTACCGCGAGTGGCCGGAGGACGCGTGCGTGCGCCTGTCGGCGACCGGTGCGGCGTGCCTGGTCATGCACCGTGATGCGCTGCTGGCGGTGGAGAAGCACGCGGGCGACCCTGCGGCGCCGTGGTTCCGCGAGTCGGCGATCGGCGCGCCGATGGCGCTGATGGGGGAGGACATGACGTTCTGCCTGCGGTGTGCGGCGGCGGGGATCCCGGTGCATGTCCATACCGGGGTGAAGGCGGGCCACATGAAGACCACGATGCTGATCTGAGGAGCTGAGCTGATGCTGCATGTGCAGTGTGACGGGTGCCGCGCCTCGGCGTACATCGAGGACGGCGCTGACCCGGATGCGGCGGTGAGCTGCGCGCCGGGGTCGGGGTGCTGCGTGGAGGACCACCACCACGGGCAGGCGGCGAACTCTTGCCCGCGCGAGCACGACGGCCCGTGCGCGGTGGGTAACCCGGACTGCACCGGGTGCCGTTCCCTGACGATCACCGTGGTGCCGGGTTCCGTGCTCGTCCAGCCGGCGAGCGGAGGCTGACCGGGTGGCTGCTGTTGACCAGGCGATGGTTTCCAAGATCCTCAATGCGCTGACGCCGACGGGTGCCGTAGGCGTCCCTGGGTCGATGATCACGGCGCTGAACGCCGGCGCGATGAAGCTGCGGCTGGCTTCCGGGACTTCCACCGCGTCAGCGGCGGGTACGGAGATCACCGGCTCGGGGTACACGGCGGGCGGCACGGCGTTCTCCACCGCGTCGGCGGCGTCGTCGGCCGGGTCTAACGTGACGTGCCCGCACACGACGCCGATCTCGTGGACGAACGGGTCTGGCGGCAACTGGTCGGTTCAGTCGCTGGATATCACTGACAACGCGGGGCTGCGGGTGTGGTTCGGGAACTGGACCGGCGCGCCTGTCGTGGTCGCGAACCTGAATACGTTCCAGGTGGCGGCCGAGGCGATCGTGATCACGCTGACATGAGCCGGGGCTGATCATGCCTGGTTTCCCGGCCCGCTGGTCGAACCCGGTCTACTGGAACGTCTGGGGCCATTCGTACTGCCAGCATGGTTTCGGGCCGCGGAGCCAGGCGGGGCGGATCGACGCGTTCTTCCGGGCGAGTATCCCGATCGGGTACGGCGATTTCGTGAACTGGGCGGTGACGGGGTCGCGGCTGTCGGTGGAGGGCCAGTCGCAGGGCGGCTACGCGCGGGTGATCAACAACATCCTGGAGGCGGCACCGTCGACCGGGCCGTCGGGTCCTGCGGTGAACCTGGGCGGTGCGCACCTGTTCGTGTACGGCATCAATGACCTGGGGTTCAACGGCGGCACCGCGCAGTATGCCGCGGCGTATGCGCAGGCGATGCGGGCGGTGATCTCGCGGGCGCGGATGTCGTGGCTGAGGCCGAACAACTGGGCCGGGTCGGCCGGGACCGGGGTCTTCGCCTACGGTGCCGGGTTCACGAACACGGCCACGACCGGCGAGTTCTCCACCGGGCTGACGCTGCGCGGCTCGACCGCGACCGGGACGGTGGTGGCCACCGGGTCCACGGTTACGTTCACGTTGCCGTCCGATTACAGCGGCGAGACGATCGCGTCGCTGTGGATCGCCAACCCGGGTGTCGCCGGGGGGACGATCACGAAGTCGGGGACGGCCGGGGTGACCGGCTCGTTCTCGACCAGCAACATCATGGTGTCGGGGTCGCTGAACCACTCCCCGGTCTGTGACCGGATCACGGGCCTGACCGCGGCGAACGCCGGGCAGACCATCGTCTATACGCTGACGGCGTCGGATTCCAACGCGACGGTCTACTTCGATTCGCTGTGGGGTGAGTCGCTGACGCCGCAGCCGGTGATCTGGTGCAACACCGCGCGGCTGCTGGCGGCCGGCTACTCCGGGTCCTATTCGACGGGCATCGGCGATGCGGATGTGGTGGCGTTCAACGCGGTGCAGTACCCGGTGATCGCCGAGTTCCAGGCCACCGACCAGATGGTGCAGATGGCGGATATCGACGGTGCGCTGGGCAAGGACGCGGTGGCGCTGATCTATGACGGGCTGCACCCGAACGAGCTGGGTGCCGCGGTGTGCGCCGATGCGATCATGGATGCGCTCCAGCGCTGCAGCGTGCCGACCTCGAGGTACGGGATCACGGCCAACCTCCAGTCGGATGCGCCGCGGTTCGGCCAGGACATCTTCCCGCACCGGACCGGGCAGTGGCACACCACCGCGTGCGGCGGCCCGCAGTCCGCGATCGGCACCAACGCCTACGTTCCGGTTGCCAGCACCATCTGGGCGATCCCGCTGCTGGTGACCTCCGGGGTGCGCCGGTTCACGAACTGGAGCGTGCACATGGCCGCGGCCAGCTCGGCGCTGACGGTGTGGTTCGCCCTTTATGACGACCGGGCCTATTCGGGGTACCCGCAGAACAAGTACATCGACACCACGCCGTCCACGGCGGTGACGATGCCGACGACAGCGATCCCGTTCAACTCGGCCAGCTCGGGGTCGGGCTCGATGAGCCAGCCGGTGGACCCTGGCCTGTACTGGCTCGTGCTCAAGATCGGGACATTCACCACGGCCGGGTCGCTGGCGACGCTCAAGGGACCATCGCAGTACATGCCGAACCTGGGCACGGGCGGCGGCTTCCTCGGCTTCCCGTCATCCCCGGCGGGCTGGACGATCGTGGACCCGGCCGGCGCGGGAGTGCTGCCGAAGACGTTCCCGGCCGGCGCGGTGGCCACGGACAATGCGCCGATGATCGGGCTCAAGGCCGCATAGGAGGCTGCATGGCACGCCGGACCATGGCCCAGCTCGCGAGTGACCTCCGGGACCTGGCGCAGGAGTTCACCGAGAACTACCACGCCGCGGCCGGCCGCAACCCGGACGGCCGCGAGGGCGACGCGAAAGCCGCGCCGTTCGCGCCGGGGCCCGGCGATGTCATCGTGGTGTGGCTGCCGCCGCACGCCGAGCCGCACCTGGCCGGGGACCTGCTGCGGTTCATCGACGCGCAGCGCGAGGCCGCGGGCGTCACCCTCCCGGTCCTGGTCACCCTCGCCGCGGACGTGACCGCAGAGAAGCAGGGCTGACCGTGCCGCGCACCTACTGGGCCGCGCCGTTCACCCCGCTGGCGATCACCGACGGGCCCGCGGTCACCGCGGCGGCGCTGACTGACGCCTCACCGATCCCGCAGCGCCTCGTCCCGGTCACGACGTTCGAGCCCGGCACCCGGATCTGGCTGCACGCCCAGGGCGAGTACTCGACCTCGAGCGCGACGCCGACACTCGTGCTCGGGTTCTACTTCGGCACCCCGGGCTCGATCGCCACGGCCACGCCGATCGCGGTCACGACACCCCTGGTGATCCCTTCCGCCGCCGCGGCGTTCTCGTGGTTCCTGGACTGGTTCGGGGAGGTCCGCGCGCCGGGCGCGGCCGGGCAGCTCCGCGGCCAGGGCTACTGCACGTTCGCGAACACGGTGACGACGGGCCTGACCACTGACATGCCGCAGTTCCCGATGCCCGTCACTGCCGCGGGCCGGACCGTGTCGGTGAACCTGGCCGTCCAGCAGTCCCTGATGGTGGGCTGCACCTGGTCATCGGTCACCGGCACGCCGTCCCTGACCTGCAGCCACGCGGACGCCGAGAGCATCTGACCTGAGCGCGGAGGGGTGACCGTGGCCAACGCGCTGACGGCCCCGCCGCTGTGGCCGCCGCTGTGGCAGGCCCTCCCGGCGCTGGCGTTCACCCCGTGGCCGCCGCCGCAGCCGCCGGCCGGGGTGACCGACCCGGCGGCGGCGAGCGTGGCGGCGGCGAGCTGCTGCGCGGGTGATGCGACTGTCGCGGCCCCGGCC